CAAGATCGTGCCATTTGCTCAGACTCTGAAGGAGATGCTGATCCCGATGCTCAAGGCCCTGGGGTATGACCAGGCTGGAGCTGAGGATCTTGTCTACAAGCACAAGCAGGTGGTTGTGCCATCGGCTGAAGTGAGTGTTCGGCACATGCTTCGCACGCTTGGCACAGAGTGGGGTCGATCTTGCGTTCACCCCGAAATCTGGTTGCGCTGCTGGTCCGAGCGGATCAAGCAGTACGACAAGGTTGTTGTCGATGATTGCCGCTTTCTCAACGAAGCGCAGTTGATCAAGAATTTGGGTGGTGCGCTTTGGTATGTCGAAAGGCCTGGTATTCCCAGGTCTTTTGAGCACGACAGCGAAGGCAGCCTGAATGACTACAACGGCTTTGATTGCGCTGTGTTTAATGACGGTGCGATTGAAGACTTGACAACTAAGCTGCGACTACTAGCGCACGCTTAGTGGCTTCACTGCGGTATCACGCCGGACGGATGGTCCTGTACGAGGGATCTGCTGGTTGGCGTGTCCGCATTAAAACTCACACAGGCAAGATTGATCTGCCGCTTAGCTGCACCGATCTTGAACAGGCCGTAATCGAGGCGGAGCAGCTATACGCCGATGCTCGTGCCATCACGAATAACAAGCCTCGGTGTCAGCACTGCATCCACTGGGAATTTGTTGCGGCACAATGCGGTATAGGTTTCCCGGAGGGACGCTCCAGTGGAGGAGTCTTCGCAAAAAGCTGCTCAGCCTTCTGGGCAAACCACTAATTACGCAGTTCCCGACGATGCTTTCGATTGCGGGGACGGCTTCTATATCGAGGTAAGCACTGAGCCAGGCATTGGCGAGGTTCGTTACCGCGCCTGTATGCCGAACTGCTCTATCGGCCGGTATGCCAATGACCTGTGGCAGGCTCAGATCTACATAGAGCATATGAAAGCTGCTCGCTTCGGTTGATCCAGCACAGCAGTTTGTGAGCGCGAAACACGTTCCAAAACGGCTGCTTTATCCACCACATCCAAACGGAAGCGTGGGATTTAGCCGCGTTGCACCGCAGGCAAGCTGGCACGCAGTTGCGAAGCGTGGTCGGACCACCCTTGGCCTTGGGCTTTACGTGGTCGATTGTTGTGGCGTGGTCACCGCAGTAAGCGCAGGTGTGGTCCCAAGCGGAAAAGATTGAGGCACGGAAGCGTTGTTTACTCGCTTTTTTGCTAACGAGATAGATGCCATCAATCTGATGCTCCATCCTTTGGGAGTTCGTAGGTCGCTATCTCGACGTCGATGATGTCATCGTCCGTCCTGAAGCACTCCGAGATGCAGGCGTAGATGTCGCCTGGGATGTTCTCAGGGTCCTGCGCGGTCTCGAAGTAAAACTTCCCAGTTACTTCGATTAAGTACCGCTGCATGGGAGAAGCTCTCCGCTTGTTGTCACGGTAGCTAAAGAGACTCCTCCCAGCTTGGCATTACCCTTGGTTGGCCGTTGTAATGCCCAATTTCTCCATAATCCAAGTCTGGGTTGGCGACCATCAGCAGAAAGACCATTTGCCCAATCTTCATGCCGGGGTAGAGCGGCAAGTTATGGAAGCGTCTGTTGTTTTTCAGCTCCAACGTGAGCTTGCTTCCGTGCCAGCCGCAATCTGCGTATCCAGCGTGGCTGTGCTCATAGCCCTCCCTGGCGCGAGAAGACTTCAAGCAGAACATCCCGCAGATGTCGGACGGCATATTAAATACCTCAAGCGTTTCAGTAAGCAGAAACTCGCCCGGCGCCATCAGGTATGGGTCTTCCTTGGTGCAATGAGCGATGGATTGGATTTGTAGCTCAGTTGTGTGCTCGACTTCCACCATGATGTTTTCCCCAATCCGCAGATCCAGCGATGCTGGGTTGAGGAGGTCGATGTCGTATGGCACGACCATCCGCTCCTGTTGGCAAAGCCGCTGGATTTCGTAGTCGGGAGCGATCACATGCTTTTTATTGCTGGGATCACACTACTCGATATATCGCTATTTATCCTCCGTGAACCATCGAAAGCCGCCAGCTGTAATGCGGATCGCCCAGCCCGTTCCAGGGCCTTCAACTTCCCAGCGCTTTAGCCACTGCTTTTTGGGATAAAGCACGTACTTAGCATTGCTTCGATCCTTGTGACCTCCACGAATCAAGTCCGGCGTTCCCATCGGATCGTGGGCAACGAAAAATTGGTCCGTGTACCCGACAATTACGCTCCAGTGCCCGTAACCCCTGGGGCGTTCACCCTTACTGACGTCACCATGGTGAAGCCAGCCAACGGCCACAGGACGACCTTCATCAATTTCGGCTTGAAGTAGATCCGGTGTTGCGTTGTCGACGAACTCTCCTGTCAACCCAAAGTCTTTGAGGGCGGCAATATGCGCGTAAATCTCAGTTGTATCGCCATACTTGGCCCGTTTTTTGTCGTAGTCATTTGGGTCGAGCAGGCGGGCTTGATCCGCTGTAATCATTGCAATTGCCGCAGTGAAGCACTTGCGGTGGCCGTTTGGCAGATCAAGCTGATGAAAGTAAGGGGTGGGTAGCCACTCCACCCGACCTCCTGCCTTCCAGATCTCGAACCACGCCGCATTGCGTGCTAAGAGATGCTCTGGAAGGTCCTCTTGGAGCTGGTTGATCGCTGCTATCTGGTGAGGCTCTGCGGAGTAACGGCTAAAGAAGTCGGTTAGTCGCAAAGTCATAGCCAGAAACAGCGGAAGCATCATTGCTTGTGAAGCTCAGGATGCGTTCGGTCGGTATTTAGATGACCAACCACGTAGATCGGTGCCAGCACCATCAAGCAAATTGATGCTGCGGCAATCGTATCTTTGGCGATCTCTACAAGGTCGGACTTGCTGATCACTTCATGTCCTTGGGCTTGAGGGACTTGATCGTATCCATGACTAAAGCGACAACTCCGTTCTGCTTGAGGCTGGATGCGCCGATCAACTCGCTAATAAGCGCAACGGCTGCCCAGGTAATGGGTGAAGTGAGGATGTCTTCCATGGAGCGGGTGTAACTGAAAAAAGCTTAGTGCCGATTTCTGGATCCTTCTAGGCGGGCCACGGCTGATTCCAACTCGCGCAGGCGGCTAAACACTTCGGCGTCACGGCTTTTCATGTCCGTGTGCAGTACATCAAGCCTTGTAGCCACACTGTCGACCGATGCGGTAAGCCGGATCACAGCATCCCTGCTTTCCGTGGCACGTTTGTTGTTATTACTAGCGTTCATGGCGGCTACCGTTATTGAGGCGCCGGCCACGGCAGCCAGGACTTCAATCACAGCTCGCCTCGAACACTCGTTTCATCATGGCAGCACCAGCTCAAACCGATTCGCATGAAGACAAAACCCATACCCCATTAGGGGACTTTGTAAGGCTTGCAGTGCTGTCCTGGTCGATTGCAATGCTTAGCCTTAACTATCTTGGCTATGTCAAGGCGATGGACCCCACCTTCCCCGCCTCACTGCTGACCGGAACAATGGCATCATTCGGCGTTTCGGTCGGCAAGGCTAATAGCCAGAAAAAGAAGGAGGAAAATAGCGGCAACCTCACCACTAAAACTCAGGAGAAACAACTGTGAAAAAAGCGTTTCTAGCAGCAACCGTCCTGCTTGGCCTGGTCGCACCAGCTAAAGCTGATCTGACACACAGGATTCAATCCTCGGTGTCGCTAACCGTAGATGCAGCGGCAAGTGCTGCTAAGCGGATTGGTTCGACCTACTCGGTTAGCGGCAACAACATCACCCTGGATACCGCAGGTGGCCTGGGCAGCCTGACTGCCGGTAACGCTGTTGGTTACACCGCCGCTGACTACAGCATCACCACTGCTGGGGATGCGTTTTCCTTTTCCGAGTCCTTCACTGAAGGGGACGCCACTCCCTCCGCTACCACCGTTACCTCCGGTGTGGTGGGATCTCTTCCGATGCTCGGAGATACGACTACAACGGCAGGAGGTGTTGCAGGTGTGTTGGCTGGTTCCATCGCCAGTGATCACGCGCTCAGCATTACGGCTGGTGGAGCTGGTACGACCGCTGTGGGTCAAATGGTCACCGAAATCAAGATCGACTGATGCGGTGGCTTGCCATCCTGCTGTTACTGGCCGGACCAGCAGCAGCCGTGCCCGTGGTGCCTAATTTCCGCACTGGTACAACAACCAGTCGGACTGAAAGCACCACGCAAGTTACTGAGCAGATCCGCAGCGTCAACTTCGCCACCGGATATACCTACAGCGCATCGGGCACCAACGTGCAAAACTCAGGTTCCAGCCTGACGCCGGGCACTGTTGACAC